GATTCCTTTAAAAAGTTTGAAGCCGTTATGACAAAATATTGACCTTTGTTAATGTTACCAATGAAGACATGGGTGTTTATCTTACTTATCTTACTTTCTATTTCACTCCATTTATAGAGTTGTGCTTTATTGATCTGTTATGCTGTGTGGTTATCCCCTTTCCTGTTTTTTCAATGATTTGGACGGGTTACTGCATTTTCTGCGAGTTTACATCGGTACGTGAAAAATCGTGGGAGAAAGCGGAGTTGCGCAAGGCAGAGAAGACAATGAGTGTGATTATCGAAAACAAAGATGATATCGCCAAGATCATGGCTCAAATACTATTTGACAACGAAAATAAGAAGGAGGAAAAGAAATGAAGTATTTTACGATTGCGGAACTCTGCAAGTCAACGACTGCTGACCGGCTTGGAATTAACAACAGATGCAGACTGGAGCATGTGACTGCTCTGACTGCCTTGGTAGATAATGTACTTGATCCATTACGTGAGTGGTGGGGAAAGCCTATAACAGTAAACAGTGGTTATCGCTGTCCGGAACTTAATGCGGCCGTCAAGGGAAGTAAGTCTTCTCAGCACATGAAAGGGGAAGCTGCCGATATTGATACTGGCGACCGTCAACAGAACAAGTTGCTGTTTGAGCATATCCACAAGAACCTGCCCTATGACCAATTGATTGATGAAAGCAATTTTGCATGGGTGCACGTCAGTTATCGGGCTGACGGTGCCAATAGAAAGCAAGTGTTAAGTTTATGAGACAAAGAATCTATATATGGATTGCGGTAGCGATAGTGCTTTTACTTGTCTTTTCGTGTAAGACCAGATATGTTCCTGTGGAGATCAAGACAACGGAAACAGTGGAAGTACATGATACCACCATAACAGAAAGACTGGTCCCATACAAAGATAGTACTGCGACACGTGACACTGTATCTTTTCTTTCCAACCCTTATGCGTACAGCTGGGCTAGATATTCAGGTGGAATGTTGCAACATTCGCTGGGAATATGGCCAAATTCGGTACTTATAGTAACAGTACCTCATTATATGACGGTAACCAAGCGAATCGAAGTACCTAAGATTGTAGAGGTGGAGAAAAAATTAAACTGGTGGCAAAAAACAAAAATAGAGATAGGTGGATGGTCTATGATAATGAATATATTGCTTGTATCTATGATGATTGTCAGATGGTTAAGAAAGAAAGGAGGTGCCCGTTATTTATAGATTGTATTTTTTCAATTCAGTCTTTCGTTATAACAAAAATCTTCGGCGGTCCGGATTGTAAGAAAAGGACCGCACGCTCCTTATCAGGTAGAAGTCGCTAAGGAGAAACAATACGTCGGAACAAGAATTGTTTTGCGGTCCCAGACTGCTTAACAATTTTCCGACGTATTTTGTTTATCCAAACAGTGATTATATGAAAAGTGATGAAATATATAAGGATGTATTGCAGGTTGTCGCTTCAGTGACGGGAATATCTGAAACAGGTATTATACATAGCAATAAAGAAGAGTGTGCGAATGCCAGATATCTTCTTGTGCGTTATTTAGCCAAGATTTTCTCTGACACGGAGATAGCGTCATTGACTAACAGAACCAAACAGGCTGTCGGCTCGATGCGGCGTAATGCTAAAAAACAAAGGGTATGGATTGTGGAAAACAATTGGAAAGAAATAGTAAACAAACTGGAAAATAAATATTTTATCTGCAAGTAATTTATTCCGTAATTTGCCTTTGCGGTCAATATTGACCGTGATATGTAAAATCATAATTATGGATAATATTACAGGTATGAGCATACAGGAGTATGCTGCAATGCGAGAGCTTGAATGTGAGCACAAGAAGGGATGGGGATCAACCACCGCCTTATGGGTGATTGCTGCTGTCATTGTCATTGCGTTTTTTGTTTATAGCTGGCATAATAGCTGCAACGAGCGTACTCAGTTTGCGGTTGGTCTGGCTAACTTGACAGGACGTGTTAACTGTATGGAGCCTGATGTACGCTGGACCGGACAGCAGTTGTACGCTGCAAATGGTGCGATTTCCGCAACAGTGCAAGGTGTTGGAGATATGAAGGCGAACTTCGGTGACCAGTTGTTCCAGCTGAACCGCGAGGTGTTCTACGACAATGGACACGGATGTGGAAGAAATCGGAATAATTGCGGTTGCGGATGTGGCGGACGTGAGTTCAACCAGCGTTCAACCTATAACCTTGCTTCCACGCAGGTTACAGTAGACGAGACTTGCCGTAGTTAAGTTTTAGAGGGTGGTATTCCACCCTCATTTTATTTAATTTTTAAAAGATGAGGATATGATTTCAAAAATAGGAATAAGACAATTTGCAGTAGAACAGGCTGTAGCTATAATGGGGACTGGTACACCGCAGAAGGATGTGGTTGCGAAGGCAGCGGAAATTGAGGCTTATGTTGTCGGTGAGGCTGACATACCGGAAGTAAGCAATGATACGGATACCATTAATGATATCATGGGTAATGCCATGCAGATGATTAATGGGATATCCGGAACTGAGATTCCTGTTGAGGAAAAATCAAAAAAAAGTAAATGATGGGATTTTCCATGTTTCAAACTAAGAAACCGCAAACGGAGTTGAAGTTTACAACAAGGGCCGAGGCGTTTAGTTATATGCTAATGTATATGACAGAGGAGAAACATGCCGAACCGCTGGAGGCGGCACAGAAAGCCAATGAGTTTGCGGATATCTTTGCCAGAAACATGGGTATCCCTCTTAAGATTGAGCCGGAGCCACAGGGGGTGGATAAATACCTGTCAATGGCTACCAAGATAGCAAACTATATAGAAGAACATCCTAAGGTGGTTGAATACGGCGTTCCGGCTTTGACATTCGTAGCCGGTTTGTTCACCGGGAAAAAAGTGGAGCAGGTCAATGATAACATGTATGGCCAGCGTTCGGTACCGTCTCAACCGCAGGAAGAGATAGATTTTGATAAAATACCTGATTGATTATGGCATTAAGGAAATTATATATTGTGGTGGATTGCGAGAATGACGAGCAGAAGGAAGCTGTTCAGACCGCATTCAACGAATTGTCTAATACGCGGGCTTTGACCAGCCGGACGGTTATCAGCATGTATCCGTTTTTCAAAAAACATCGTGATGATCTGTTTGAGCTGTTCAATATGGTCAAGACAGGCGGTGTCAAATCGTTGTTGTCTGTAAGAGGTGGAACATTGATTAATAACTTGAGAAAGGGTTGATTATGAGAGTGGAAGGCAAATGTATAGGTGATTGCAGCAAATGCCAGTTGCTGGCAAATGGTGAGGTGGATATGATTCCGTGCATTCTTGACCAGATTTTTATCCGGACAAGGAAAATCGAGAAAGAAAACGCTTTTATCAGGAGAAGTCTTGATTCCATGATGCAGGACAGAAATACAATCCAACTTGCCGGTTTGAGTGATAACGAAGATAAAACAGATTGATTATGAAGTATACATTCAAAGAAATGTTGGACGATGCGAAAAGGGCGGGTCTGACAAGTGACAAGGTCATGATGCGCAGTGTGGAAAGCATGAGCGAGCTTCTGTGCCTTGTGAAGGAAGAACATCCGGAACTGTACTGGAAATTTATGCGTGAGCAACATGGAATCATGTATGGTAATCATTACAATGAAGCTTTTGCGATGTTTGATGTCGGCATGATGAGGTACATTGATAGGGATGGAAAGAAATGTGAGGGTGCGCACTGGACGGCGGAACAGATAGAGGCAAGTACCCGGATGATGGGATTTTCGGCTGGAACTACGAAATGGGACAAGTATGTAGCGTTCAATGCCTTTTATTCCGATCTTTGCACAGTTTATAATGATGAACAGATCATTAAAGGTGCTCATAAGTTCTATTTTGAGGATCAGGACTGGGGGGACACAACAAAGATTTGGGATTATGTGTATTGCAAGAATGCAATGGTCTGATTCTTTGTAACAGACGGTTTGTGCTTATCAAAAATCGAACCGTCTGTTTTTGATAAGCACTATGATTCCAGTTTTTCCCGTATTTCCTTCAGAAGCCGGAAAGAGCCTGCCATCTTGTAATTCCCAAGATTCTGTTCTGCCTGCATTATAAGGCTTTCTACTGTCAGAGGGAGGTCGGGAGAAAATGAGGATTTGTTGATTTGCAATGTTTTAGGTAATTCTCTCGTATTAAACCATTCCACCATTTCCCTTAATTCTTCCTCTGAGTAAGCTTCATGTGTTTTTGCATTTTTCATAATGATCTTGTTTTTGATTTCCGCAAAGATACGAAATTGAAAGCAAATCACAATTATTCTGTATTACTTGTAGAAGATTCAGGAGTGTGTGAACGTATCAAGGATCTAGCTATTGCAAATTCAGATTCCGCACCGGTATTTTCATTTATTGAAATATGATAGAGACCGGCTGCATAATATGCTAATGCTCCTGCATATTTGTTATGAAGGTTGATTTCTCCGTTTTCTGAGATTGAAGGAGTTGGAATATACCTGAGGCTGTATCTCCCCTGTTCTTTTACTGCATGGGCAATGATTGACCTCATGGTATCGTTGGTGATGAATGCTACCGGTATTGAGGGACCATTACCTACACCGGGAGCTGATGAATATTGTGCGCTGTATAGTGGCGAATTGTCCGGATATAACATAGTGACCGGATATCTCCACCCAGTCAGGTTCACACTGACAAGCCTGATATAGTCCGCAGGTATTTTTATGTAGGCAAAAAACAAACCGTCAGGACGTTTCTCGAATGAGATTGAGGATGAATCTGTCATTTCCGAAGCTTCGGCCATCACCCCTTCGTCATTCATCAGTGCGAGTAGCGCGAGTCTGATGAACTCTTTTAATGCCTCATCGGTCTCAATCGTGAAACTGTCTTCTTCTGTCGCACTCTCATTGATGATTGTGCGTAAAGTCTTTAGTATATCTTTGACAGGTATCATGAGGCTTAGTCTAATGGATAATTGGGAAATTGTATGCCGTGTTCTTTGCATAATGAGGACAGAGCCTCCTTATTTCCACATTGCGAGCGCGGTACTTTGAATCTGACCTCAAAAAAATCCTTCGCTTCAAGGAATGAGGTCACATTTTCAATATCCTCTTGTATGTCTCTGTCTTCTTGAATGCCTTTTTCTTTGGTCGGTTCTGCGCTTTCGGATTCTTTTTCTTCCTGCTTAGAAGATGCCGGAGGAATATAGGTGCACATCCGCTTTCCAAGGATGCTGTATCTTTGTTTTACCTCTGTTTCCTGTAATACGGAATTTACGTCATTTTCGTCATGTATTACATCTTCATCTTCTTCTATTGTTTCGGTAATGCGTCCTTCCCGATACCATTTGTGCGCCCTGATTTTCTCAGCCAGTTCTCTATCCGTTGTATGATAGGTTGATTTGCCACGGAAAAAAGCGGAGAAGTTGACGTACATCATCCGTCCGCAGTGAATGACTGCAAATGATAGTGAGGAGCTCGCAACGAATTTATAAAGTTTCTTCATACATTATTAATAATGATGAGGTGGATTTCTCCACCTCTGATGATGATTAAGGTTCTATTATACAGTCTGGGATTCAGGAACTGGAATCTCAACATATTCCGGAATGGACAGACGCGCGTGGGCATCTGGGAATCCAAGTGTCCAGCAGGAGAACTCCTGCATGACAACAGCGTCACTGTTACTTATGAACAGTTCTTTCAGATTGTATGTGCTGCGCTCCCAGTTCTGGAATACCCATTTGTCAAGATATTCAGGATCAAGAGAGAAACCTCTTCCGTTGAATCCCCAGGCGTTGAACAGGTCATGGCGGTAAAACAGAAGTTTTGTTCCCATGCTTTCGAATGACTGGAAGTCAAGTCTCCATTTGTTGTAGTCACGTTCCGGCTCGAAGATACGTGTGCGGTTGTTGGTCTTGATCTTGCATAATGCCGCATAGATGGTATTGTCAACAAATACAAGTTTTGTGCGGCTTCCGTTACCGGCACCTTCAATGATGCGTCCTACAAGGTCTACAAGCTCATCCTCCGAGATTACATATTGCTGCACATATTTTCCTTCTTCCACCACAGGATTTCCGGCAGAGTCAAGCACTTTTTCCCAATGTCCGATTTCAAGGTCTTTTCCGGCGCGGTACCAGATACCTTCACAAGTATATACATTGCCTTGTCCGTTCACTGCATGTTTGCTCTTGATTCCGAACAGTCCGGAGGCTTCCATACCGATACGCATGTCTTCCATTGCCATCCGTTCCACACGTGTGAATGACCATTCCACCTCGGTCTTACTCAACCGGTCATAGATAGTCTGCTCTACCTGCATGATAAAACGCTGGCAATATTGTTCGTCCGGTGATGGAAGCTGGTAATACCTTCCTGTAGACACATCCTTTTCAGCGGCCGCGCGCCCCATTCTTAGAAGGACGGTACCCTTTGCAAGGGTCGGAATAAGATAAGGATTCTTATTGTTTGATTGTTTTCCGTTTACGGCATAGACAAGCGGAAGGTTGGTCTCACTGTTGATTGCGTGCACGCGCAGCATCAATGGGTGTTCAGGATCCACTTCATCGGTACCGGATTTGTAACCGGAAACAAACGTTCCGTCAGCGTTCAGGACAAGAAGCGTATCCATTGCGCCCACAATGTTATTATCTTCCAGTTCTATCGCTTTCGGAGTCTCGGTAGTCATGGCTTCAAGCTGCTTGGCAAGGGTAGCCCGTAGCGGACGCTGTCCGACACTGTAGTACTTGATTACGATGCTGTCCGATTTGTTTGTCGCCCCATGGCGCAGAATCTGATCAATAGGCGTGCCGGTAAACTTCATCTCGACAATTGTCTTGTCGATCTGCTTCACGTACCATTCCGCGTCCATGATTTTCTCGTTCTTTGTTACGGAACTTTCCCCGCCTACTACCTTTCCGCCATCCCCTAGATCCTGGACTGAGCCTCCGTCCGAAACATCGGCGGCACATGCATAACCTCCCCCGGTCGCTCCGGCAAGGAACATGAGCAATACGGAAAAGAAAAATTTGAATGTTGATTTTAACTTTTTCATTGTTCTCGATTTGTTTTTAAATTTATAAATAAAAGTTGTGATATGAGCCTGAAAGCAATAGACGATTAAATACGTCTCTTCATGTCTTTATAACGTTGTAGGGTAGGATCCTCCACTTTTTCCTCACCTCCTCCGTTCCCGCCTCCTCCAAGGTCCGTCGGAGCTTTTTCCGCAAGATTCCTGTGTATAGCTCCCGGACGTGCGGTACGTCCCTGTTTACGTCCTTCCTCTCGGGCGGCTTCTATTTCCATGTCCATATTGAAGGCATGGATGATTCTTTTCCAGTCTTCCGCATCCAGTTCGTGCCGGATAATTTTATGAATGATACCGTCTGTATCCTGTGTTCCGTACAGCCATTCCAACATGGAAACTACATTCGCCTCATCAACATTGACCTGCCGCACAGCTTCTGTCAGTGCCTCATCTGTTTTGCGCAGCTTCTCTTCCGCATCTCTTTTTCTTTTTTCCTCATCGGCCGCCTCCTTTATCCGGGCAGCTTCTTTCTCTTTTGCTTTTTTGATGGCCTCTTCCGTTGTTGCAGCTTCCCTGATATCATCCCCGTAATTGGTTATCAGATATTCCACAAGAGAGAACGGTTCACCGTTCTCATCCATGCCGCTTGCCAGACCGGTCAGGATGCCGGCGGCTCTTGAGTCTTCTGCAAGAACTTTGTTGAGGTTCTCTCTCTGTGATTCACTATCGTCATAACGTTTGAAAGAGTCATCAAGGAATTCGCCGACAGCGAGGTCGTCCTCAAGGTCGAGGTCCGGATTTCTGGATGAAACAATATCTCTCCATGATTTTCTTTCTTTTTTTTCTTCCATGATATGTCATTGTTGTCTTATACTGACAAATTTAGTAGTATTAGTTCAAGCCGGATTGATATAATGCAATCTACAGGAAGTACATTCGCTATCATTTAAACAGGAGGTCACATGAAGCACAAGGGAAATATCAGCGAAATACAATTAATAAGGAACAAGGAGATTGTACGTACATTCATTGAATTGAAAAAGACGTGTACATTCTCTTACTACAAGGATATATGCAAGGAAATTGCGGGTATGAAGGCGAAGCAGCATTATGTCAGTGAGGACCGGGCTTACGTGATCTTATACAGATATCTGACTGAAGGCAATATACCTGATTGCAGTCTGTATAAATATGAAATGTATTCCAGCCTAATCCGCTGTTGCCTTGATATCATGAAAAAAAAATCGGAGGCGAATCTCCGTCTTATCGTAAGACTTGCGATAGAGAGACCTTCTGATTCATTTGGGATAAGTCCTGACCGTATACAGCATATTTTATGGAAAGCTGGGATGAAATAGGTATATCACTATGAAAATGAGATATTCCATGGGGCTTTACTTGTGCATGACCGTGTTGTTGCCGTATCATGAATTCCTGTCAGGAAGTCACTGGCTTTATATGTTCGGACATGCCGGATGGCTTCATTATCTTTTGAACGGGATGGCATGGGCTTTTCTATGGAAGGTGATAACCCCTGCACGGACGCTGGTCGCATGGATGTTCGCTGTCGGAATATCATTTTTCATTCCTTCCGGCAGTCCTGTGATCGGATGGAGTGTCATTATCTACTATTATACGGGCTTGTGCCTGTCCTCCATGGATGGGGGAAGGCGTAACAGGCTGTTTGCCATAACCGCTCTCGGTTTCTTTCTGCCGCATATTGCGGGTGGATATCATGCGGCTATGCTGGCGGCCGGATGGATATTGCGTAAACTGGAGGTTGGATGGCAAAGAACATTAAAATAAACCATATAGAAACTCTTTTCTCAGCTGTTGTCATAAGGAATGCGGAGGAGATGATCCGCAGGAACCGTGAACGGGAAGCGGAACTGTTCAAGTCCTATAACCCGTTGACAGGGGAAAACGCTCCCGGAAAACGGAAGAGGATATGTCTGGATGATTTTGTAAATTCATCTGTTTTCCTTCCTATCGAGATGTTCTCCATCGGTTTTATCTATAAACTGGATCTTGCCGGAAGTATAGAGGAGTTCTGCTGGCGGACATACGGGGAATATAATGAGGATCTTCGTAATACTGTCATTCAGGAGTTTCTCCGTTACTGGGCCAAATACGATTTTTATTTCTATTGTTATGCGTATGCGCGTATCAAAAACAAGGAAGGAGGGGAGGATGTGCCTTTTCTTCTGCGTCCGGCGCAGGTAAAGCTGGCTGAGACGTTTGAAAGAATGCGCCGTGCCGGCAAACCTATCCGTGTCATATTGCTGAAAGCCCGCCAGTGGGGAGGATCCACATGTACACAGATATACATGTCATGGATACAGATAATGCATGTGAAGAGTTGGAACAGCATTATTGTTGGACATCAGGGGGATAGCGCAGCTGAAGTGAAGGATATGTATGTCAAGCTCATAACCCAGCTTCCTGAATTCCTTTTTTATGAAGAGGGGATAGAGTTTGACGGCTCTCTTCCGAAGATCAAGGGAGGGGGAACTTCTAACATAAGTCTTATACCTTCCCGGAACTGCAAAATCAAGACGGCAACCGCGATGAATCCGGAGGGCGCCCGTGGTGGTGATTCGGCCATGGCGCATTGTACGGAGGTGGCGTTTTGGCCTCAGACGGAAAAGATGGATCCGCAAAAACAGGTGAAATCATCCTGTTCGGGAATCCTGTACAAACCGTATACGATGATTGTGTATGAAAGCACGCCGAACGGGCAGAATTTCTACAAGGATGAATGGGATCGTGCCAATGGAACGGATGATCATGGGGAGAGACTGTCCGCATTCGAGCCGTTGTTTGTCGCATGGTGGGAGATAGAGGAATACCGTCTCGATCCGGAAGATATGCTGGAATGGGCCTGTACCCTGATAGAAAGGCGTAACGATAAGTCCGGAAACTGGGACTATATGTACTGGCTGTGGACTATTGGAGCGACATTGCAAGGCATCTACTGGTACAGGCAGAAGATGAAGGAATATGCGGACATACAGGACATGCAGCAGGAGTATCCGTCCGATCCGGTGGAGGCATTCAAGTATTCTGGGCAGCTTGTATTTGACATTTACAAGGTAGAACAACTCAGAAGGTTCTGCCGTGAGCCGGTATTCCAGGGGGATATTTCCGGAAAATCCCCGAAAGGTGAACAGGCTGTCGAAGGGCTGAAACTGTTCAGGCGTAAAGGAGGGGAATTGAAAATATGGGAGATGCCAGACAAGACATGGAGGTTGGAAAACCGCTACTTTGTGTCAGTTGATATCGGGGGGAAATATAGGACGAGTGATTACTCTGTGATTACTGTGCTGGACCGCGCGGATATGATGGCCGATAGCGGAGTGCTCAATGAGGACGCTGGACCGCGTGTGGTGGCGGAATGGTACGGGCATACAGATCCGGACCTGCTTGCGATCAAATGTGCGCAGATTGCGTCATTCTATAACAATGCTCTGCTCATTGTCGAGAACAACACGGCTTACAGTAAGCTTAATGATGTAGACACAGACAACGTCAGCGAATTGTTCTTTCCCATTCTTATCCCTCTTTATGATAATGTATATGCGCATAATCGGAGCGAGTTGGAAAAAAGGAGCCAGAAAGAAACCAGATGGGGGTTTAATACCAACCGTAATACAAAAGTGGCCATTATTAAGTATATGGAACAGTGTGTGCGTGACAAACTGTGGATAGAGCGTGAAACCGGAATGATAAAGGAATTGGGATGGTACATGAAATATCCGAACGGCAAATACGGCGCACTTGCGGGGAAGCATGATGATCGGGTAATGAGCAGGGCAATAGGATTATACGTGAGCCGTTTTGAATGGGACAGATATCCGGTGAGTGTGTTGCCCACTATGGAAGAGAAAATGAATAACATGAAACGCCTCAACAGGTCGGCGACGGGTGCGGAGGCTATATTATATAAAAATTAGTAACATTATGGGAAAAATTAAGTTGTTTTTGAAGGCGGTAAAAAGTCTTGTGCAGAAACGCAGGATCGCAAGTCTGTGGAAGTCCAGCTTGTTATTGAAAAAGGCGATAGAAGAGGCTGAGGAAAAGAATAAACAGGACGGAAGGCGTTATTTTGTCATATGGGATCCTGCACAACAGAAGCTCATCTCTATCACTTATGATTATTATAAGGACAGGTGGGACAGTTATAAATATCTTCTTCATCGGGGAAGGTTCCGTATGCGAATGAACCGAGGGCAGTTGAAAGAGATGTGCTTTTATTACACGAAAAGCAAGAACGGCTTACCTTCCTGTCAGGACGAGGAAAGAAAGGAGAAAATGATAGAATGGCAGAATTATTATCATCGTCTGCTGGTTAGTGACAGGATTCGTGTTATTTCTCGTTGCTGGAATTTAAAGTCATTATGGAAGAAGATAACTTTGCGCTCAAATAAAATAGCACATAGGTATTAGTTTAAGGTTTTAGGGGCTCGGGCTTGTGAAAGTCTGAGTTCCTTTTATTATATACATTTCATTGTGAAGCTCTTGCTTATCTTTGAATAATAAAAAATATATTTATATGGAAAGATTTGATTCTTGCTTTCATCCTCATCATGCATATGATCCTCATCCGAATGAATATCATGAAAATATTCATTATACGCCTGATCAGATTAATGCATTGCTGGGGCTTATTCCTTATAAGGCGGACAGAGCCGAAGTCCCTAAAATGGAAACGTTGAACGATGTCAATTATATAGGTCATGTGGCAACTTCTGAAGCGTTGCCGGACAAGATGGAACAACCGTCATGGGCACTTGTCGGCAGTGTGAAGAAAACAAAGCCGTACTTCTACTATGTTGAAGGATTTGTTCCTAAAGGATATCGGGCCGGATGGAATGATTTGAGCGGTGTTCTGGGAACTTATGATCTCACAGTCGATAAGGTGAGCATCTTCGATTATAATCTGCTGACTGAATATAATGTAAGCCGTAATCATACCCAAGATACCCGGATATTCTCACATGATTGGAAAGAACAGAGATATTTCAGTGCATTTCCTGATTATGTTGAAGGGAAGAAATACAGACCCTGTGATCGTGTCAACATGCCGGGGTACACAAAAACGTCGTTTGTAGCACAACGAAGCACGTCCGAGGCCCCTTTTGTTGTAAAGAAGAGCAATGTGTTTACTTTTGAAGATGCCATAGCGCTTGTACCGGAGGAATACAGAATACCCGGTATGAAGGTTACGTTTGTTTCTGCTTACACCAATCAGGCTGAAACATGGTATTTCAAGGGGAAATCTGTACTACTTTGGAGAGACTGGGAGAGCTGGCAGAAGATTGACTTTGAGGCTGAGAAAAACAATATCCATGCCGAAGAGGTGTTCGGTGAGAAGATGGAGACACCGGATATGTTAGCCGACAGGGCCATAGCGGATGAGAACGGCAACCGTATACTGGACACTTATCTTACACGCAAATCTGTCAGACGTCACATTGAGGATACATTCAATGATATGTTCATAAATAATCCTCCCACTGTAATGGACGGGATGATAACTCCTGAGATGCTCAGCGAATCAGTCAAGCAGATGATTGAGGCTTCAGGAGGAGGAAACATTAATAACTATCCTGATGATGAGGATATTTCTTCTGTTCATGGTCAACTGAAATTGGCAAACAAAAGATACGATCCGAACAATTATTCAGGAAAGGGAAGACAATATTTACGCAAGAATCTTATAGCTGGAAGAAATATACTAACTCAATCCATGATGTGCTGGCCAAATACTATTTATATTGTTCAATACGATTATGAGTTAGATGATCGAACTGTTATTATTCCTGAAGGATGTATATTACAATTTGATGGAGGTAAATTGAATAATGGAATAATTGTAGGAAATAATACTAACATTTTATCCCCTATATCTGAAATATTTACTAATATATCACTTAAAGGTACTTGGAATGTTGATATATCTTATCCAGAGTGGTTTGGGGCTAGAGGTGATGGGGTTACGGATGATAGAAAAGCTATACAAAATGCTATTGATTTATTTCCTAATATATTAATGTTAGGAAATAAAGTATATAGGGTATCTTATACAGATGGAGCTTCTATTTACTATACTGTAAATTTTAGGTTACCTCCTTCTATAACTATTATGGGAAATAATACGAGGTTGTTAAGAACCGAAGGTAGTAATAGATGTTTTGAAGGAAGCTGTAGAAGAGAAAATATAGTTTTTTTTACACAGAATGTACAATTTGGTAGTACTACTGTTACTGTAACGGATGCATCAGGTTATGCTGTTGGAGACAAAATTTTGATAGTAGGAGAGGATGGAACTTCCGAAGATAAGGCAGAGCCATTAAATTACGAGTTTAATTATATTGCCGCGATAAACGAGAAAACGATAACATTAAAATCGCCGATCTCTTTTGGCATTTTGCTTAGTAAATGTAATACGAAAGGTTCTATTAGTTCTGCTATAAATAATGGAAGTATTTCTAAAGTCGTAGATGGGGAAATTAAAATTTCAGGGATTGAGGATATTACAAATACTAAAAATAAAACAGATGGTTTTATTACAATAAAGTACCAAGAAAATGTTTTTATAGACAATGTGAAAAGTTTAAACCAACCTGTGGCTTTGTTACAATATAGTAATAATATAACAATTAACAATTGTAGAGTTGTAAATAAATATTCAGATGGAAGCTATTATCATGTTGGCATTGTATTATGGGAAACCAATAATGTGCTTGTAAATAACCTAGAAATAATAGCACAATCTAATCCAATTGTCGGAATTAGTGTAGAAGGGGGAATAAAAAAAATAATAGCAAATAATGTTAAGTTTATTTCAACCAATTCTGATGGCAACTCTGTTTTGTGTAGTGTTACTGAAGGTGCTGATGTTACATTTAATGATGTCGTTTTTAACATATTAGATTCTTCGAAGTTACTAATAGCTACAGTGTTAGATACTGAAAGTAATATTAGTAGTATTAAACTTCATAATGTTACTTTGTATAATGATAAATTTAAGTCTTTTGATACTTTCTTTAGTACAATCGGGAATAGGGTTGCTATAACAGGCTTAATTACGATTCAAGTTCCTGATAATAATTCTATGGGAAGATTTAATAGTTATAATATCGGAGAAGAATTTGTGATACCTATTACTATACATTATAATAAAATGTCTACTGCGACTTCTGATGTTCTGTATAATTTTAACGGTTTACTATTGACAAAGGCGGAATGGTATTCCGAAGAAGATGATATAGAGATAAAAGGAAATTTAATTGGAAGTAAGGTTCAGTCAATAATTATCGGGAAAGGAAAGACTGGATGGAATTCTAAAAAATTGAATGTTACATTGTTTGACAATAAAAATTGTTATATAAGTTTTACTCCCAAAATGACTGATACTCATGCGGAAGTTAAGTTGTTTATTTATGCAAGACCTTTTTTAAACAAATCTAATACTTCTATGGGGAATGCTACGATAAAAACTGTTAATATTAGAAATTATGGAGATACTCAGCATAGACCTATTATAGATAGATGCAATATTGGCACTATGTATTTTGATACTACTTTAGGCAAACCTATATGGAATAAAGACAATTCTCAATGGGTAGATTCAACAGGTGCAACAGTATAATAACCAAGGATATCAAATAAGAATGCTGGAAGAGTATAAGCAACTTAATGACCGGGTGGAAAAGCTGGGGAAATTCATCAATGAATCTCCAGTATTTTCTAAGATAGAAGTGCATAAACAAATACTTCAGCGTTGGCAACTGTCGGCAATGAAATCATATCGTGATGCCTTAAAGAGAAGATGTCTGGCAGAAGGATTTTCTCCGTTGACTGGGGATGGTCTGGAATAAATGTAAATTCTATAAACTTTTTATTAAAAACATCATGAAAGATAACAACATACAAGATTCTTGCTGCAACAGCAAGTATGCTAGTATCAGGCAGATGGACAAGCTTGACGAAGTGTCGGGAAGAAGATTCCCTTTCTATCCTCGTACAGTGATACAGGCGGTACATGACGGAAGAACCGGCGCGTCGTTAGAAGCGATACTGGCACAGTATAACAACATTTATGTGCAGTTTCAGGGCACAGCGGTGCGTACGAGAAATATTGTTCCGAAAGAAATGAGGCGTAAGGGGATCATCATATCATACGTGGATATGCAGGGGAATGCCATAACCGAGAAATGTGTGAATGATGCACAGAGGGACAACTTTCACTGGGGACTTGATGTCAACTGGGTACGTGTGGACGAACTAACACTCTCTGGAGATATTTCCGTATCGGTAAAAGGCACATGGGTGATTAACGGTGAGGATACCGGCATAGCTGCTTTGGGGCCCAAAGGGGATAACGGACTTACCCCGTGGCTCAAAACGATAGATAACAAGCTTCACTTCTCCTATGATAACGAGACATGGGAGGTGTGCTCGGATTACATTGCAGCTTATTTCCGTTTTCAGGATAACAAATTCCAGATATCGCGGGATAACAAAACATGGTCAGATCTTAGCGGAGAAGTTACAAACAGTTTGTCTATTAAAGCCTATGTAACAGATAAATCACAATATCCTAATCCTAAGCAGGGTGATATGATTATGGTGGGACCTACCTATGCGGACGATGATACCGAACATACCAAGCCCATCTACCACCTGAATATTTATAATGCCGGCGGATGGGTGGATCACGGTCCGTTCCAGTCCATCAATGCCGGTGTGGTGCAGGAACTGGGGAATAGCGAAACTGAAGTCATGTCACAGAAGGCTGTAAGTGAAAAAATTTCCGAGTTAGCTTTACAAGGTAAAATTTTAAAAAATGTTACAGGAATAATACAGGGAGAATATAACACAGGTGGTGACAAAGTGGAAAATAATCATAATGCTAATATTCTACAGATGGTAGATATCAATTCTCACGAGGGAAACAGGTATCTATGTTTAGGCTATGCATCACAGAATTATAGATTATGGGCTTTTACCGATGCTGATGGTAATATACTAACTAAATCTAAAAGTACAGATATTGATCTTACAGATTCAGGCGAATATTGTATTGCACCTAAAGGAACTGTTAAAGCTATATTCAGTTGTTATATTTCATATAAAGATAAATTTGCAATATATAAAAATGGTCAGATAAATGATATTAATGAAAGACTTGAAAGAGTTGAGCCATTGCTTGGTATCACTTATAAACTAGACCATGAAGCGGAACATTTTACGCCCCAATTTTATGACTCGAATGAGAGTGTTGATGCGAAGTATAAGACTAATGGGGATGCAATTATAGAATCTTTTACGCCTGAAGTTAAACAAATCATTGATACAAATGCTTATCCAGGATGTGTTTATAGTGTAAAGGGATATGGCGGTAAAAATTATCGGTTGTATGCCTTTGTAAATAAAGAAAATATTATTATAGAAAAAGATCTTATAGAGGAACACGATTCAAGTAATTCAGCAATAATTGTCGAAGCACCATCTGGTACGGTTAAAGCAATTTTTAGTAGTTATACATCATACCCATTAACTGTATCTAAAAACAACGTATCGATACGAGTTTTAAAAACAATGGATAATGATTTATCTGATATCAGTAATATTATTCACGAAACGTATCCGGGGAGGTATGATACAAGTGGATCTATCTTGGTTGAAACATCGCCTAATTATGCGGTAAATCAAATAATAGATAATACTGAAGAAGGTGCGATTTATGCGGTAAGAGGGTATGGAGGTAATTCATATAGATTATGGGCTTTTACCGATGCTGATGGTAATGTTATTGAAAAATCCGCTCAAGGGCTTGACGAATCTAAATCAGCGGTTCTGTTAGAAGCTCCTTCAGGAGCTGTCAAAGCCATATTTAGCAGTTATGTGGCGTATCCATTGACTGTCTCTAAAAATGGAATGTTTACTCAAATTTTATCCAATAAAAGCCATCTTAGTAGAAAACGTGCAGCATTTTGTGGTGATTCTATTATGATTGGTCAGGACAATAAAGAATCAGTTAAGAGTTTGACATACTATATATCCAAGAAAACTAATTTGAAATGTACAAATTGGGCTAAAGGCGGATCTGTTATATTATATCCATTTTACACGGGGAATGCTTATAGCATATATTGGCAACTCACTCAAGTCGATAAAAATAGTGATTATATTATTCTCCAAGGCGGAGTAAATGGGGTTAATTTAAATGACTCAGGCAAGCCTAATTATGCTCCTATGGGTAGAATTACTGAGGGTTTTGATGAAGAATTGCAATTGAATACACAAATAGGATGTTTGGAGGCGATCTGTAGATATGCAATAACACAATTCCCCGGTAAGAAGATAGGTTTCATCATAACTTATGACATTAGCAATTATGAATATTGGAGAGATAAGGTCGTAAAGTTTAAAGAAGTATTAGATAAGTGGGGAATACCTTATTTAGACTGGAGACATAGTGGAATTAATTTGGCATCCTATGACATAAGAGCTATATATGGAGTCGACACTTGGAGTGAATATGAGGAGTATAGTAACAAAAAAACTTATAAAACTGATGATAAGGTTATTTATCAATCTAAAGCTTACAAAGCCAACCAAGACATTGACTCTCCCGAGGAATGGGACTCGTCTAAATGGACTCTCATATCATCTGACAGGTATGACGGTTGGCATTGCAATTCTCTTGCCTATCAGCTGTTGGCAGACAAGACAATTAAATGGATGGAGTCTTTGTAGTTCAGTATAGTAACTGAAAAAGTTTTTTTAATAAGAACTGGCGCAGTCTGCCTCTGCGCCAGTTGGCTTATGCCTTAATGTACTTCCATATACTCCGAAGAGCAGGTATCAGTCCAATCCACTAAACTTCCGTAGGAAATTGGCCTCCGGAGAGCCCGATTATTACCCATATTACAGGAACTACAGCAAAAAGAAAATCTAGGGTATCAAACACAAACCGCCCTACCTCTTTGATAGCGTTAGGCTGGGCATTATCACGCCCAACCTAACATTTAATTTTATTCTTTTTCATGAATTGAAAATTTTATTATAAATATTAAATCGCACCGTTTTGTTTTACGTCAACCGGCTCTTTGCTGACGATAAAGAAAGCATTGATAATGCAAATATACGAAAAAGCTAGTTCCATTATTCCATGAAAATGAAACTTTCTATATCGTTTTTTATTTAACAATTCGAATCGGTACAATTCCATTGGTCCAAACAATATCATTTCCGTTCCATTTGAAGTGGATGGACTTTTTTCCTGATAGTTGATTTGCGGAAAAATAATATTCTTTTCTGAAATTGCAGTCATTTTCGTGAGTAACTGTTAGGTGAAGACTGTCTTTTTCTTGTCGTCTTTCAATATCGACTTTATAGGTGGATTTATCTTTTCTTGAAGAAGGGCGTATTACCCGTGTCCTTTCGATTGTTCCCATATTATATAAATTAATAGCCATATTTTATATAAGACATGCAAGATTTGGCATTGTCAAGTTCCGATTCCCAAAATATTCTATCAAACCCTAAAATAAAGATGATTCTGCGGATTCTATAGCGTTTCTAACCTGTGAGGCATATTCAATATCGTTTTCAATCCTTTCTTGTAGTTCTTCTATTTGTAGGGACATGTTCAGAATCGTAGAGTTCAGGTCAGTATTCTTGTTTTTTAGTCTGTCCACTTCTTCTCTAAGGTTGTAATTCTCCATTTCTAAATCTTCATATTTGCTTTTGCTGACACATGAACCTAAGAATAGGATTATGAATGTAAGTAATATTGATTGCTTCATAGTGTTAAAATTTAAAGACGAGACAAATATAGCGATTTGTTCATGAATGTAAAATATTTGCATGGAATTTTGTATCTTTGCATCGCACATAGCGATGTGCATCAGGATTTGGACGGTTCCGATATAATTTCGGACCGTCCTTTTTTGTTTTCACACTGGTTGGTCTTGTGTATGTTTATCTAATATGTGACAAGGGCAACTGTCTTTCCCAGATTGCCGCCCTTCCTGTTCAATAATGATTAGTAATCAGGTATAACAAAGGTATACAAAGATATAAAACAATCTTATTAAAAATAATCGGTAATGTAAAATCTTGTGATTTATATTGCAAATTACAATTATATACGTATTTTTGTGCAAAAAATATAAAGTATATGAAAAGGTTGGTTATAGCCTCATTGTTTCTGCTTCCTTTTTTTGCGGTAGGGGTGGGGATGACATCATGCGGTGATGCCGCTAAAGTGTATATTTGTACAGGTCCGAAAGCCAAGGTATATCACAAGACGGACGAATGCCGTGGGCTGGACAGATGTTCGGGAGATGTAGAATCCGTAAGTCTTGAACAAGCTAAGGGTATGGGTAGGAGAGAATGTAGAATATGTTATAAATGAGTGGTATGAAAAGTTACTATGAAATACTTCAAGTAAGCCGAGATGCTAAAATTGATGAGATATTGGCAGCCTATAGAAAAAGAGTGTTGGAATCCCATCCTGATAAAGGAGGAACCCCCGATGAATTTCAGATGGTGAGAAAGGCTTATGAAGTATTGTCTTCAAACCGAAGGATGCTATATGATGGATGGCTAAAAGCTGAAGAAGAAAAAGAACGGATAGCAAAAAGGAAGAGGGAAGAAGAAATAGAAAAATATTGGAATGGCATCATTGTACCTAAAATAAAATCCTATGCAAAGGATATATTGAATCAATATTGCGATAACTGTTCTTTAAAATGGGTTATTTTAAGTTCATTTGATTCTAATTCCACAATCTTTTCCAATCCTCCATTAAAGCCAACAGTGAAAGGTGGAGCTTTGGCTATTAAAAATGCTATATTGACAATAAAAGATGTGCATACCTCTTTTAGTCAAATAGATATAATAAAACTTACTGCAATATGTGATGCCATTATTAAAGGGAGCATTAATATTAATGAAACTGATAATGGCTCTGAATTTGAAAGAAGAAAGAATATTTATAGAAAAAATATAGATGCTTTCTTGAAACGATATTGTGAAAGTGAGGCCTTGTATTCTCGGATAAAAATGCAATTGGAATTAAACAGCTCTATCTATTCAGATCTTAATGAAACTGCTGCAAACGAGGTAATTTCTGCTGAAATAATAAAAAGGGCTATAGCGATAGTTAAAGCAAAAGGCGTTCCTTATAATTTTAAAGGTCTTATTAAATTAGAATCTATTTGCAATAAAATAATATTAGGCAAAATCCATATAAATAAGTCAACAGACAAAAATAAGGAGGATGAATCTGGAAATTTTATTCAAAAACACTTTTATTCATTTATAAGATTTGTGTTTTTTATTATTGCATGTGTTATTATATATATGGTTTATTATGAAATAGATAAAGAATGGTCTCGCGAAATAAAAAGTGCGAATGAGGGGAAAACCTTGTCTAATATGAATGAAATGGGAGCTTCCATAGATAAAAAAAAAGTTTATCCTAAGCAATGGTCATACGATTTTTCTGAGAAATCTAAACGGGAAATTCCTAAACAGCACCAAAAATCAGATAATACCAATTCTAGTGGTACGGATATGACATCAGAGTATATTGAAAGACATTTCTCAACAGGTGATATTCCGTTCAAATCATTTTATGGAAGAGGACTGTATGATAGTATTTCCTTAAGCGAATTGAGATTGATAAACAGCACGTCAACAGATGCCGTTGTCTTATTGGAAAACATTTCGGGGGAGATTATAAGGAATGTTTTTGTAAAACAAGATAATTCGTATACGATGAGACAAATACCTGAAGGAAGATATATTGTGAAAATAATGTATGGAAATTCATGGAATTCAGAAAAATATAATGGGAGTGGTATGCCGTCAGGTGGATTTATGAAAAATGTATCGTTTAGTAAATCCAAATGGAAAGATTCTTTTGACTTTATATTTGAAAAGGATGATGATGGAATCAATTATCCTACCTATTCTTTGACTTTGCATAAAGTCAAAAACGGCAACATGTCTACTGAAAAGATTAATAAGGAAAGTTTTTTTAATTAACATATTATGAATAAAAAAATTATGTCTTTGATTATTTCTATAGTTATATCAATTATATCTATGACTTTATTTTCGTGCATTTTGGTTCTTGTAGGACAAGAAGGAACTTTACTGCAATTCGTTTTTATTGGATTGGCAGTGTATATTGGAAAGTATTCATATTCACGTCTTATTGATTACTATAATAGAAAGCAGTAACTTTGGGTTGTAGTTTTGCATTGAAAATGTTGGTTTTGTAAACTTGCCGTAATAGTTTCATCTTTGCATCACGTAACAAGTACCAGATGTTATAGATGATTGATTATTCTGCCAAGAGGGACGTTTAATATATCTTTATCTGTAACTAGCACTTACTACGGATCTTCTTTTGTATTAGTTCTGTTATTTATGAATTAAAAAAATAAATTCATCTAATTAGATATCTACTAACTAATATTACGAAAGAATTTTGATTTACATTTTGAATCGAAATATAATTTAGAAACATATCTAAATTACTATCTAATTGTTAGTCTTATTTTTAGATTAAAAATTAAATATCTATTTTTGCAAAAAAACAAATGGTTTTTGATGAATTTTTAAAACTGAAGGTGAACTTTTAGGGTTCTGTTATTGTTATGATTAATCTAAAGACTAAAGCTGATGAGAATTACGATGCTTTTGTATTATTGAAGGATAATGGCAAACTTAATTCTTCAATACATTGTGCTTATTATTCAGCTTTTTTATTATCTATATATTCATTATGTGTGAGATTTGGATATCTTTATGAAGATATACAGAATAATTCAAGAGGAAAAGATAGTCATGCTTATATCAGGAATGAGCTGGGAAATAAGATACATCAAGCGAAACCATTAGATTGTGTTGAGTTTCACACTTGCCTTGGTAAATTAAAAAAGGAACGGAAAAAAGCTGATTATTCGAAAAATCTGGTTACAAATAAAGATGTAGTAAATATACAAGATACTATAGATAAATTCAGAGATTTGATAATTACAAAATATATTTGATTATGGATGCAGTAAAAGATTTTATCATTGAACGATTAAAGAAACTTAGTAATATGTTCAAGGGCATTTCTATCAAATATGCGTTTGACAGTATAACTGAATTTCATATAATTGAGATATCACCGGAAAATATTAGAAGAAGAGATGATGAATACATAAGGTGGGAGTCTGATATGTGGAATGATTTCTTTGCCATGTTCCCAGATGAGGATTTGCTTATTTCGGAGCCTTGCGAGTCTAATGATATGCATAATGTGTTATTTGACAATATTCCGATTGTGGATAGTGGCAATTTGCTTTATTGTATAGATTTAGATTTTGGTGAGATGGATTCTTTTTTAAATATTGACACTATAGATTTGTTAGCAGCGTGATTATGGCAGAAAAAGTAGCAAGTTTCCGTTTAAAGGAATATAAGATAAATAAGGCTAGTATAGAATTTGATCCTGATAAACCTCTGTCTAAAATGTCAATAGAGATCGAGAGAAAAGGTGATATAGAGGAAAATAATATTTATAGGATAAATATGTATATTGGTGTTTCTGATGAAACGAACAATTTCAAAATCAGTGCAAACATGGTAGCTTTGTTTGAATTTGATTCTGAAATATCTGAAGAGAATAAAACTAGTTTTGTAAATTCGAATGCGCCAGCCATTTTGTTCCCCTACTTTAGGGCATATATATCTACATTGACATCTCTTTCTGGAATGCAACCTGTTATCTTGCCGACAATAAATTTTGCTAGAATGCTGGAACAGCAGGAGAAATAAGTAAACATTAAAGGGTTATCATTATTGGTAACCCTTTAATGTTATCGTTTTATTGTCTATACACCTTTTCAACTTCTTTTTTCACTTTTTTAGTGATAGTCTGTTTCTTGTATTTTTTTTCCATATCTGGGTATTCCGGATGTTCTTCCAACCATTCTTTTTTATCTTCGGCTTCGTCATGTTTTCTTTTGAGTTTTAGGAACTCTTTTTCATTTTTCAAAGTTTCCTTCTCTTTTTCATTGAGGTTGTTGATGATGTATTTCTTTTTTATTTCAGAGTCTTTCCTTTTAGATGTTCCGTCTGAATAGGGCAGTTTCTTTCTGTAGTCATTAAACAGTTTTCCAGCCTCATACATCTTGTTCAGATATTCATAAGGTCCCATATCCTTGTATAGTTTCTCGGCCATTTCCTTTCGTTGGGATTTGGGAAGGTTGATTAGGAACATAAAATCTACAAGGTCGGGGCGTCCTTCCCTTATGGCGGATTCGGCTCCCAGATAAATGTTTTCCAGTGTCTCTACATTTAATCCGGCAAATTTCCCTAATTTGGCGGCCAGCTCCCTTTGTACATTCAGGTTGAATCCGTCTTTTACCGCCTCGCTTATCAGATTTGACATCTCTGTAATGAATGAGAGAGGATCATATTTGTTCCCTTGTGATATGGCGTTGACAAACTGTCCAATGGAAGTTCCTCCCAAGGAACTTAAAGCAGCAGATAAAAATATGCTTTTCAATTGTTCATCAGTGAACCATAAATCCTCATCCCCGTCCCCGTATCCGAATATGGCGTAGATATTGGATATGAGTGGTGCTGTGATTCCTGCAATACCATATCCTCCTGCCGCCCACAAGCCTCCCATTACAAATAGTCCGAAGGTGGCTTTCCTCAGCTCGGTAAGATAGCTGCCCATCATTGTTCTTTGGGCTTCGTCTTTATTCATTCCGGATTCAATGTTCAGATTGTATATCCTTTTTGCTCGTGCCATTTCAAGAAGCCCCTCAATACCCATCCGCTGGTATCCTATGTTGCTGCTTTGGTAAGTGGTCAGCGCCTTGTAGAACACATTGCCGCTTGCCTGCATGGGGGACATCATTTCCGGGCTGGAACTCTGCTGGCTTTCATTGAATGCTATTTCAGCGTTGTATTTGGCTAAATTGGCGGCTTCCTCATTGCCCAGACCTCTTTTTTGCGCACGTTTATATTCAAAATTGTAAACGGCTCTCGCTCCGGCCGCACATGTCAGCGCATCAATAAGCTTGTTGGGATACATGCCTGCATTGGTAAGTTTCTCCAGCTTGTTTTTGAATGCATTTTCATCCTTTAATGCTTCGATCCCCATATTTCCCGTATCAACCCGTTCTTCAAAAGAAGGAAGATACTCCTTCGCCCATTTCATGTTTCCTGCCGGGGTGAATATGTATTTGAACAAATCAGCCTGATACCCCGGATTTCCGCTGTATGCGGAAAATGCCGGATAGGAGAGCACCTGCTTCATTGCGGTGTTGAGTCTGAATGCGATATTGGAACCTGCCCAATACCTTAGTATCTTGTTTAGTCCGTTGTTGAGCGAGTCTTGTTTCTGCTTGTCGTTGAAACTCCGTACGGCCACCTCCGCTGCTCTCATGAAGATATCAAACATTCCTTTATGGTTCGCCTCCATATAGTTCTTGAAAGCCTTGCTTCCCCGCAGGAAATTAAGATCCTGGCGCAGCTCAGCCGTTGCCGCCCAAGTTTCCATATCTCTTCCGTATTTTAGCATCAGATCAAAAGCGTTTCTGCTAGTGTCCACCTTCAGGGTATTTATCGTACGGTTGATTATGTTTCCGGTTATTGTGCTTGGCATACCGATGATTGTTTCTCCCAGCTCCCCCTTTTCACGGATTTCGGATTTGGCTATGACCATAGGGAAATAATTCTCCCGTGAAGCCATGCTGGTTCCCGTCATTCTTACATGGACCGGATTGTACCTTTCTTCTCGTAGCCTTGGAAAGAAGTCGTCTGTGATCCATTCTCCGAGTTTCATGTATTTATCGCCTATAAAGGATTCTATCTCGGTCATGCTGTCTTCCGTCCATCCGTCCGCCTCTAGCTTCATCTTTCCGTCCGGCTGTCTCCATGTGAGCCATACATAGAACGCCTGCCCTTTGTTTAGGTTTGCCTCATACAGGTCGCCCTCCTTATGGTAATTGCTGTCGTACATATATTGTTTGTGAATCCTTTTTTCTGATTTTTGAGAATCCCTGAATACATTTTCCATTGATTTTCCGAACAGTTCCTTTATTTTTTCTTCCAGTTCTTTGTTGTAAGCCTTTACCCCCAAATATATCCTATCGTTGGCTTCCACCACTCCATGACTGCTTTTCATGAAATAATCGTATAAGGGGCCTTTTCCTATGGCGTGGTTCCTGTCTATGGCTTTCAGCAGATAATCGAAACTATACATGGGATAGGCGATAAAGTCACCGATGCTTTGCAATATGGACACAGTTTTTTCCATATTTGTTTCTTTCTCGTTTATACCTTTTATTCTTTTATCTTTTACGGCATTTATTCCCATGCTGATAATTCTTCCCCGGTGCGCGGCTTTTTCCTTGTTCAGCATGGCAAGGCGGCTTTTCCCGGTATCAACAAGTTCTTTCAATTCATTGTACACATTATCGGTTATCCTTATTAACTCTTCCTGCGCTACGGGTATCTGTGCAGCTATTTTCTCAGCCTCCTGCAGATAAAACTTTCGTGCTTCACCCTTGTTGTTGTAGGCGGCTCTTCTGGTGGTCACAAGATCGCCCTCCAGTTTGTCCAGATCTCGTTTCATTTTTCTGGATTCGGCCAATAGTTCGCGTATGGAAAGAGAATCATACTCATCGGCCATAGTCTGTGTGAACACACCTGTTCCTTCCGCCGCTTCATCCATGGCATTCTCTAGCTCTTCCCGGCGCTTCCGTATCTCTTCAACGGATTCAAGTTCTTTAGTTTTCAGCAGTTCGGCTCTTTCTTTTAATAGATTATCCCTTCGGCTTTTCATTTCATTCTGCTGACCGGTAAGTATGGTGATGCTTTCAGGGGATGTCTCAGATTTTATGAGTTTTCCCAGTTTTACAATTTCGCTTCTTACGGCACGGAGTTCACTGTCAGCGCTTGTTAGCAACAGGTCTTTGTAAGCGGATCGTATACTGTCAAACACACGTCTGGTAGCCTCATCAACAACTATCCCTTTTGATACGCCTCTTGTATCCTGCCCGGAAAGCTTCGTTTTTATCATTTTTTGCATCCTTTTCACCGAACTGTCATATTGGGCATAGTTTATCAACTTTTCAACAAGATTTAGTGGTTCCTTGAGTTTATTTGTTGATGCGGCCTTGTTTACTTGGGCAATCAGTGACTTTATCATATGTGGCCCCATTTCTTCTCCCGCTTCCTTGGTCAGTCTTTGATCTATAAAGGAAAGCATGGCTCTTGACGCAGTCTCGTATTCCTCTTTATTTCCTTTTCGTGCCTGATCCAATTGCTTTTTCAATTCCCGTATCTCTTCTTTCAGATTTTTAATAATCTCCTTCTTTTCTTCCTTTCCTGGAATACGGAACAAGGTCTCTCCCTGAGGAACAGACGGGATGGTACGTGAACTGCCTGAGAACTCACCAATTCCCAGTTTTGAACGCATGACGGTTTCCTTTGCCACATCAACAGGATAGTTTGACTGTTTCAGTCTGTTGTGGCTTTCATAAAGGATGTATCTCAGCTCATTGTCCGTCAGTTCAAATCCCAGATTCACTTTCGCTTTACGGAGCATGTCTATAAAGAAGGCTTTGATTCGTGTCCACAAGGACTGCTCCGCAAAGGTAGCCGGTCCGCGTTCGGACAGGTCTGCCATATATTCTTCAGTTGCTGTACGGATGGATATGTTCTCATTTTCCGCCATCCGGTTGATGGCCTGTCTGATTGATGGTGCGGCATTGTTGTATACATTGTCAAGGAAGGTATCGAAGTCCTTTCCGAACAGCTCACGCAATCCCTTATGTGCCACCACCTCATGGAATATAGTCGCCTGTGCGTCCTCCACGGATGTTGTGTTTGGCATATATAGATATACCTTGTTCTCCTTTGGTGAGTACCATCCTTTGATATTGGCTCCTGATTCGATACGTCTGCGCGCCTCGCCTTGTGGTAGCTGGTCTTCGGAAGTGATTTTTTCTATAGGTGTATGAAGAGACTCAGAAAGTTCATTCACTGCTGTATTCATGGGAGCAGACACAGAAGCATAAGCCTCCAAAGCGTCGTTTATAAATATCTGGTCTTCTCGTGCTACATCTTCCGTTTCCGAAGCAAGAGTATTGCGGCGTTTCTCAGGTGTCATATTCATACGGGATTGTACATTACGTGCTTCAACTTCACCTGATAGTTCATTGTATCTGTCGTTTTCTCCACCAAGTCCAAATTTTTCAATAAGAGATTGATACTCATTATAAGCATCCTCATATCCTTCTTTATCATAACCCCGCACCCAAAGATTGAATCCCTTATCAAAAGCATTACGGCTGGGGATAAAGCCATCCCCAAACTCGAATCCATCTGAGTGATATTCATTTACCAAAGCATTATAAACATCCATCTGTGAAGCGTCTTCTCCAAGTTCCTCACGCTTGTCAGCAAACTCTTCAATCATAGACCAGGCATCGCGCTTTTCTTTTAATGCGTCAAGGTGTTTTCTATAAGTCATACTGTTTCCACCACGGGCGAATCCTTCAATTGATTGTACGGCATGCTGTACCTCATGCGCTAAGATATTACGGAAATCCGCCCTGTCTAGGACAGACTCATTCACACGTATCAAGTTTTGGCTTCCATAATAAGTTGCTCCTGTATTGCTTGTAGGGGTGTTGTATATCTCCACGCGTATCTGCTTCAATTCCGGATACGCCTTAAACAAATTCTCATCCTTCACATAATCGTCAAGATAACGCACGTCATTCGCTTCGTATGTGTCGCGAAGTTCTTCTGCTCTTTCCGATAGTTCATCAAAACGGGCTGCCTCTTCTTCCGTCAGCTCTACTCCATCAAACAGTTTGTCACTTAGCGCATCATACTCTTTGCCCCATGACAGGTTGGACCAAAGTCTGTTTCTTCGCGCAAGTCCTTTCGGATCAATCTCAAAATCCTCCACTTCATATCTCCATTTTCCGTCAGCCCCACGTTCCCAACCTGTGGCCTGCTTGATTTTCCTAGCATTTTCTTTTTCATTTGTTTGGAGAAGAGAAACTAATTTCTTATCTTTGATATTGGAAATAGGAGCAGTTTGTATTTCCCCTCTATTCGTCGGACGATTCCGATCTTCTGTTCCAGCATCGGGCGTTGAAGACAATTCAGTCGAGGAGGAAGGATTTATTAGGGCAAGTTCATTTATGAGTTTGCCCTTTTCTATGTGTGTGAGTTTGTGGTCATAATAACGGTTCCCGTCTTTTTCTTCTGCTTCTACCATACGGACTGTATAATCTTCACTGCCAATTTTCAACCCACATATATAATAATGATAAGCCACTACATTGGGATTTTTCTGTACGTCTTGGTTTTCAGAACTATCTATATATATAGCGTTTTCTATAATTGAAGGAATGGCTGCCACACTCTTGATTTGTACAGTGTCGTTAAGCGTGTCATGCTGCAATATTTCTTTTAGACCACCGTTCTTGCGCCCTCTTTGTAATTGAATGGTTCTTCCTGTGTCTTTGTTTGTGTATTCTCCTTGTAACTTTTTCCCGTATTCCAATGCGTTTTTCTTATACTGTTTTAAATCATCGCTTGGCTCTATCTCTTTACCCGTAATTTCTACTGGTTCACTCTTCCGAAGCTTCTCAATGCGCCCTTTCTTCGTATTGAAAGCGGATTCCATCTCTCGTGCCACATTCAGGTTATCAAGGCGGGTAGTTGCTTCCTCTGCCTTATCCAGTTGGGATGCGCCTTTCTCTCCAATAAAACGATATCTTACATCCGCTTTTCTTGCATTGAATCGCTTGGAAGGAGGAATAACATTACCTTTGTCGTCACGGGTTACCAGGTCATTCAGTTTTCGGTTGTTTTTTGTATTCTTGTAGCGGTAATCGCTCCTGTCATCATATCCCCATTCGTTGATATCATTTCCGTCCCAATATAGATTTTCGGCTGGTACTTCTTCCTTCATAATTCTGTAATTGCCGTTTAAGGCATGTTCTCCATGAACTTTTACATAGGATTCAGACAGGGAAAACCAGTCACCGTTTCTTACCTTTCCTTCTTTCAATGATTTTGGAACGGCACGATAGATGGTAACGGTCGGTTTTTCTCCTTTGTCAATGGCAGACAATGCTTCATTGATTGCGGCGGCACTTTCATTTTTGTATTGATCCCTGTTCATGCGAAGCTGCTCATTTAAGGATTCGCGTATCTGATCTTTGTTTGCGGCAATGTCAACCATGTTTTTATCAATACCTTCCTCATCATAAGAGGGGGCGCGGTGTGCCATTCTGAATTCATCGGCGGAAACATAACCGTTTCTTCGTGCGGATTCGTTTATGATGTCACGCATACGGGCTTTATTATTTTCTTCCATAGCCTTGAAATAAGCCTCATCCATCTCTTCATCCGTCATCAGTTCAAATTCCTTTAGACGCTTCTTTTCCGATTCGGCTTCTTCCTCCGCACGTTTACGGGCGGCTTCCATCATGTTACGGGCTTTCATTTCCTCTTGCACGTATTCATCTCTCAAGGCATCCACATCACCGAACTTTTCATACAGCTCTTTTTTGATCGGAGAAAAAACTTTTACGAATTGCCCTAATGACAGGTTGGAGTTCTGGAGACGCACATTTCTGCTGATTGATTTGAAAGCATAACTTGCGCCACCCAGATTTTTCATTTTCATGGATTGTGCGTACTTTTTTACATCGGCTTCATCAAGGTTGTGCTTGTTGGCGAAAGAACTTATTTCCTCATTTCCAACCTCGCGAAACCGGATGTCACTGCCTTCGGAAGTAAGTATCTCATTGCTTTCGTCATTCATTGCGCGTAAGCCGGAATATTCGGCTTCAAGTTCCTGCTGTTCCTGGTTCAGTTCCTGTTGCTCGGAGAAAACAGCGTCTCTCTCAACGGAGTCATTTCCGGCTTCTACCAGAATATCCTCCAGTTCTATCTTCCTGTCCTCTATTTCGGCCAGTCTTGTTTCTATGTCCTTCATTCTGTCCGCATTGGCGGATTCTATGGAAGGTGCAAGTTGCACAGGATTCACGCTCTTGTACTCAGAGAACGGCTTTGTCTTTTTTACAGAAGAATCAATCCATTTATAGAACTCATCCTTCGTTACTTCTGTAATGGTACTTATTCGGTTCTCCCAATCGGGAGAATAGTTTGCAAGATAAGAGGAACGTGCTTCATCCATAGACGGAAAACCGTACATTACCTTACTTTCGTCAAATTCACCCTTTTCATTGAGCTGGTCTACTACAAACACATTTCCTTCGGACGGATTGTCTGACAGGAAGATGTCTATATGGTCACCGTCCACGGCTTTCGTGCCACGGATATAACCGTAGTCGTTGTTCATGGTAATGCTCCATTCCTGCCCGTTGGCATCCTTTCCGCTACGGACGGATCCTTTCGGATTTTCTATGGTAATATCATATCCATCAAGTTTAATGTGACCTTTCTTATAGTTCCCGGCTTCCTTCTGCGCTTCAGTAGGAGAGGTGTCGACCATTTCGCGTGCTTCCGCGATATGGTCTAGGAGTTTGTTTGTGGATGTGTTATCTTGTACATTGTCATTCTGAGGATGCAGTCCTTCATCAGTCTGTCCTTCCATTTGTCCGGATTTTCCTTGATATCCTTCAGTTCCGACGGCATGAACAGGTTTTTCTCCTTGCAGAACCGCATCGCCTCTTTCGCGTGTGCCAAATATTCCTCCTTGCTCATCGCTTTTACGCGTTCCGATTCCTTCGTCAGTTGGATTCTCTCTTCTGTTGTCATATTCTTGTTGCTTTATTATTTTATCGGCAAATGTATTATAAAATTCAGACTTTTCCTCATTCGAATAGACATTTGATTCAGAAAAGGCCTCATCATTAACCCATGCTTCATATTCATCCGGAGACATGTGGTATTGTTCTTGGTAGAATTGTTCTTTCAGTTCATCCTCATATTCTTTTTCCGCATCTATGGCGCGTTGCGCTTCTGCGGTTCTGTTGTTTCTTATCATATTGCTGATATCACCAAAAGTTCGGCTTTGTTGTAGAACGGATAGGATCGCGTTTGTGCCGGCCATGCCGGTATTGTCATTTTCCAGTCCTTCTTTCGCCACTATTGCCGGATAACTTTCATGGGCGATGCTTATCAGTCTGTCTCCGGCTTCTTCTACGGTCATACCCCCCTTCTCTTTTTTTCTGAAGATGGAAAGAAATGGCGTCAGGTCTTTGTGACTTAAGCCAGTCATGTTTCTGACACTTCTTTCTCCTGTCATTTGCAGGAATAGGGATTTTCCCAGTACCAAGGATGCAAGCTCTTCCAAAGTTTCCGGCTCGGTACGTGACAGAATTTCCTGAACAAGAGGATTTTCCGAAAGCTCCGTATCCGTTATTGACTCAGATATTTTCGCAGCAGGCTTCTGAATACTATTTTTCCTGCCAGTGTCCGGAATTCCCTCTGGTCCCATGCGTTCTTCACCTGTTCCCTTAGCTTCGGGTCTCTTCTCAGTTCCTCTTTCTTTGCCTTGTTCGCTTGTTTCTGAAACTGGTACGGGCTCATTTGTGTCATTTCCATTCGTGCCAGTCTTACTGCTTTCTGATATTCCATTTGTTTGGTTATTATTAGTTTCTGTTATGGGTATGACAGAGTTGTAGAAGTTCTTTATTTCTTCATTCTCCGCTTTTGCTTCTCTAATAGCGTCCCTTATCTCATTTCTTTTTCCCCGTGTGGCGGATGACAGGGATTCATTCAATTTAGCTATCTGTGCATCACTCGCCTCTATATCCTTTCTCAAGTCATCCAGAGCGGTTTCAAGTGATTCTGTCAGATTTGTGTATTGGAATGACTGCTGTGGCGTCAGAGATTCATAATCAATGCTTCCGTCCTTCTTTTTAGGAAAGGAGGATATAAGTTTGTCCAGTTCGGATTTTTCGTAAGTCGGACTCTCTGTGCTTTCCTGCAATGGTTGGTTTCCCATCTCTTTTCCTTCAGGAGCGGTTTCATTTGTTGAACTCTTGGATTTTTTCACCCAATCGGTGTACTCTTGGACGGGAACCGCACCTAACTGGTATGCTTCATTTTCCAATATATTCATTGATACCTCATCGCTTTTGACCTCATTGTACTCATCGGTTGGAACGACAAACATACCTCCGATTTCCTCATCAAAACCGATAATGGTCATACTTTCTCCTTCTGGAGTGATATAGGAGGCGCCGATTTCCGGAGCCGCTTCCGCATCATCTTTTCTTTGTGCGTCAAATAGCGACTGTTTGTATTTGAAATATTGCTCTTCTGTCACGAGTACGGAACCTGTTTCATTACCGTTGTTGTCTATGATCTTCCCGGACCATCCGCCGGGAACTTCCTCATCAAGTACTATCTCTTTGCCTCCTGTATATATCTTGTCACCTTTTTCGGGTTGTAATGCAAGTACTTCCGGACTGAATTTCCGAATTAACTCTTCCTGTCTTCTATTTTCATCCTCTTGTGCGTATTCAGTCCGTATTCCGGCTTTGTCCACATTGTCTTTCATGGCCCGGAGTTGTTCATCGCTGACAGAAACCGGCTCCCGACTTCCTTCCATGAGTACGGACCAATTGCCCATTGTATCCTGACCAACAACAGAAATGCCGGTCACTGTGCCATTATCATCCGCTATGCTGAATGTCTGTCCTGCGGATATGGGCTGTGCTTCCATGATTGCGGCATCGGCGTTGTATGCGCCAAGCATTTGTTCAAGAACTTGATCCCGTCCGACCATTGAGATCTCTGTGTCTGCATTGATTCTTACAGTCTTGACATTATTCTCATCAAATGAGGCGAATATCGGACCTTCTGGACCGTTTTCCAATGGCACTACCATGAGTGTGCCTGTTTCTCCGGGTTGCCCAGTGGCATCTATACCATTTATGACAACTCCGTAACTGTGCTCCTTGTCTCCGAATCTTCCTAACGGAATAGTGACAACTTGTCCTTGGGGAGACATTTGCTGGACTTTGACAGCCGCCTGTTCATATTCGGAAGCATGAGCCTCATCCAATGCGTCCTCAACTGCGTCATGACGGTCTTTCTGCCGTAGGTAGTCCGTAGCCAGACGTTTGGTCTCTTCGTCCATGACATCCAGCATTTCTGCACGTTGGGCGTCATTGGCACCGGCAAGCGCATCTATGGCTTCATCATCCAGTACGGATGAAAGGCGTTCACGGGAAACTTCCTCACGGAGTACTGTCGTGCGCATGGCTACTGGATCATGAGTTGTATAGATATCCGTTCCCTCTTCTTGTGCTGCCGTGCGCTTCTCGGACTCCTCACGAGTCTGCTCTCCTGCAATGTCCTCCATGGCATTGTTCTTCGCAATGTCAAACGCATATTCTATCTCGGCCTTTTTCTCTTTCTTGCTGAGGCTACCGTCATTCATGGTTTCTTTGATGAAAATCCTTATGTCGTCATTGCCACGTTCTTTTGACATACGTTCCAGTTCGGACAGTTTCTCCTGTTGTTCTTTGGTCATGTTTCCGAAAGCCGCATTCATCTTCTGGCGGTGTCTTACCCTTTCAGCCCCCATGCTTCCAAGTCCTAATAAGCCGAAAGCGACGGAAGTGGGAGCCAGTCCAAGGAATGTGTCTATATTGTTGTCAAGGTCTGTGGCTTCTTCCAAGGTCATTTCACCTAACGGGACATTTGCAAGATTATTATACACCTCTTCCATATATTCTTCGGGTAGCCCGTGGAACTGCGCTTTTTTTGCGGCTTCTTTGAAAGTAGGGTTGTCCTTTATCTCCCTGTATAGCTTACCGGCCCTGCTGTTCGTTATATATTTCATGAATTCACTTGCGCCACCGGGAACGGTCTCTTCCACATTCTTCCATATTCCTTTGCCCAGTCCTTTGAATGCGTTGAAAATCATCTCGGATTGGTTCTCAAGAAAAGTGGAAGCGATTGATTTGCCGATGGCTTTACCCATATCCATTCCTCCTTCACGTCCTCCATAAGTCAAGTTTCCATCCTTGTCAACATCAAACAGAATATTCCCCATCATTCTGTCTTGTGCTCCTGCGGTGACACGCGCCAGTCCTGTTGTTCCTTCCATTCCTGCTGCGGCCAAAGCGTCTCCGGCAAGACGTGCCCCCATTTTTGACATTCCTTTTTTCATGGCGGACGCGCCGAATTTCTTCATACCGTATTTTAGAATGCTTTTGGCTATTCCCTCACCTGCCGCCGATATCGGGTTTATGGCGAATTCCAGCATGAACGGGATACTGGCTCCTGTGGTTTGTCCAGCCTTGTATCCTCTTCCCAAATCGGAGGAATAATAGGCGTTGACCGCCATGTTGGTGACAGCGGCGTCAAGCAACTTCTCTTCAGAAGGTGATAGCTTTTCTCCTTTATCCGCTTTCTCCACCACATTTTTCAGACGGATGCCGCCTATCATGTCGGATATGCCTAAAGTCCATTGTTTGGGATCAAATGCGGTATCGGCGAAACCACGCGCTAGACCGCTAAAAAAGTTTGTTTTTCCTTTCTTCCCGGCTTCCTCTATAATATTGTTCGATTCATCAATAAGGTCTTTCGCCCCTTCCAGATAAGTCCTTTCTCCTCGGTACTGTGCTAATGTAGGATCTTCCCTTGTATTCATTCTGGCATTCACCATCGCATTACCGGAATCGTTTCTTAGTATTTTCTTTTGTTTGGTAATCTTTTCCTCTATGTCATCAAGGTCTTTGTTTACTTCATTGGTCAGGGTGCTAAGATGGGAGCCTACGCTCTTTTTGACAAATCCGGCAAGATCACGCTTCATGTCTGTACCGTAACGTGAAGTTATCTCTTTATTGTATACGTCCTGATATGATTCCAATTCCTTGCTAATGACCTCTCCGTAGGTCTTCTGAAACGCTTCGTTTGCTTTTTGGTTAAGTTCGTTCCCTTTATATTGTTGTGACAGCTTCCTGTATTCGTCTGAGGCAAGAAACCGGTTGGCATATTTGTCTTGAATCTCCTTCTGTATTCCGGCCATTTCTTCCGAAAGCTGTCTTCCTCTTTCTGTCAGGGCAAACCTGTCACGATAGTTGTTATATACATCATTCATGGACGATATGGAACGCGGGGTATATTCCTTGTCCAAGCGGCTTTCTTCTTCAACCGTAAATAGTTTGTCCAATTTTCCTTTGTCCATATCTACTTTCAATCTTTCTCCCAAATTTATCGGAGAAAATTGATATCTAGCTGAAACCTCCGCCTTGTCTGACTCCATTTGCGATGTGGAGGGGGGGATAAACTGAAAGTTGTCTTTTGAATGCACTTGTTCACGTAAGCCGGGACGTGTGCTGGGATTATAGTTTCTCATATCAAAAATCCTGTCCGCTTCCTCCTGTGTTCCGACACCACCTGAATATGTTCTTGAAACAGGGTCATATTCGTTGCCTGTTTGAAAGTAATCAGACTTTGGAGTTTGAGGGGTGTTGTTAGGTTGCTGTATTTGTACAGAGGAATCAACTGGTTGCATGAATTGATTAAAGTCCTCATATGAGTCAGAGTATCCGGTCTTATCCTTTAATACGTCATATACTTTCTTTCTGGCTTCCTCATTTTCATCCATGAATTTGTTAAAATCCTCATATGAGTCAGAGTATCCGGTTTTATCCCTTAATACGTCATATACTTTCTTTCTGGCTGTATTATTATCTTGCATGATTCATGTTATTTTAGTGACCAACTATTATTCCCCTTCAATGACCATGATTTGTTTTCCGGTTTTGAAGAGGGATTGAACGCTTCTCCGCTTTCCACTTTTTGCTGTTTCCCATAAATGGAGAGAATATAATCTCTCATGCCTTTTATGGATTTGGGGCGTTTATCCGCTTCAAGGCCAAATGTTTTTTCCAAATCGTTATACATTAGTGCGACATCTTCATTTTTATTCAGGTTATAGGCTCTTGTACTGCCGGAAAAGCCTTTTTTCCCACTTATGCGATATGAAGGATATTTATTTTTTTTGCCATTTTGCTTTTGAGAATCATTATCTATTCTCATTAGACTGATTCCCTCTGTGGCTTTATTATGTCTTTCGATTTCCGCCTGTTTAGCGGCGTTTTCTTCCGCCTTACGTTTGGATTCTGCCGCTTTTGCAGCCTGCTCGGTTTCAAACTTATATGTGTTCCAGTTGTATTCCCGTTCTGCTGCTGCTTGTTGTGCCTTCCATCGGTCTTGGCGGGCCTTCTCTACATCTATTCTCGCTTGCTCGGCCCTGTCACGTGCGATCGCTCCGATATAGTCCTGATAATTCTGACGTGACAGATTGTCCCTGTATTGGCGTATTCTGTCAATACGTGCTTGGCCTTCACGTCCGGCTCCTGAAAGATTCATTGACGGATTGCCTCTTCGTGTCCTTACCACATTCACCAGATTGGCCAGAACACTTCCTACAGTATTGATGCTCTCGGCGGCACGTAAACGTCTTTCGGCGTTAATCCTGTCCTCCTCGCTTTGTAACGGGTCCCTTCCTCTCAAGGCTTCTGCAAGTTCGGTGTAAGATAATCCCTCTTGTCCTTTTTGCTTGCGATAAGAAGCCACTCCTGACAGGTATGCGGCCGGTGACAGCTGGGGATGAGCCGCATAGGCTTCTTGTGCGCTCATTTCCTGCCACGGCTTTTCTGTACCAGGAAGCTGGACGGGAAGCTTGTCCGCATTTTCCCGTTCTTGAACGGTATTGACTGTAGACACACTCGTCGCAGGTTTTTGAACAGCCACCGTGGGACGTAACGGCAACTGTTCCCGTGCGTTTTCCTCAGCTTGTCTCGCCACAGACTCATCATGGATCTGCCGCTCTTCCTCCGGATTGACAATGCCGGCAGCTTCTTTTCTTTTTTGATAATTGGTATATCTGTCCGTAACTGCCATACCTGCTATTTCTTTTTAGTGATTTGACTGGCTACAGCACCGCCTATGGGGCCACCGAAAACAGTGGCCGCAGCCGTTATACCTGTATTGAGAAGACCTCCTAATGCCGATGATTCCTGTTGGGCCTGTTGTTGTTTCACATTATTGATAGCCTCCGTATATGATCGGTTTGCATCCAGATAATTTTTCATGGCCTGATCTTTTTTGGCAGTGGCGGTTGAGGCTATTCCGGCCGTAATATTTTCAAGTGACTGGTTGGCTCCCTGCTTCTGCAAGGCAACGCTCTCATCTGTAGCACCTGTTACAGCGGCGCTTCCTGCTGTCCGTTTGTTGTTTGCCATCAGCAGTTCTCTGGCTTGACGCAGAGCCGCCTGATTCGCACTGTCCTGAAGAGGATCAGCGTAAGCCTGTTCCTGATAATAGTTCATTTCAAGATCCTTCGCCTTTTGAAGATCTTTGATTGATTCCTTATAGGCTTTATTGCCGCCTAGAACACTGGATAAAAGTCCCATAAATCGTAAATTGCACTTTATTATTTAATATCAAAAGTAATCAGTTACATTTGTATCATGTTGATATAATGCAAGACGGAAGTATATTGTATAAGGAAGGGGACAAGGTGGCTCTTGATGGAACCTCATGGAAAGGCACGGTTGTCAAAGTTGAGTCGGACGATAATATATGCGTGGAACTTGACAATGGGATTACCATGTTTGCCCGTCCGGAATTATTGCATCTTTGCACTAAGGAAAACACAAAGCCTCTTCATGATGAAAATGGTAAATTTACAATAGGACATCCAAAGGTGGGGGGAGTTAAAAAAGGATATAGGACTGTCCGTCATTATCGAAACAAGCTTATGGAGCAACTGGCTCCGTTTATTGAGAGTATGGGAGAGATAATAGAGGCTATTGATGATCCTAGTGATAAAGTGCTTGCTGTTTCCCGAATTATCAAATATGCCATGCCGTCTCTTTCGTCCGTAGACTTTAAAGAAAACGCAAAACGAGATCTTTCAGCGGAGCAGAAGATAGCCCAGCTCAATGCAAGGTACAGAAACTTGCCTGATCCGACTGTCGATGAAGAAGGAGAGGAAGGGCATGAAGACTGACAATATTGGTGTATATTTTGGAATTTGGATAACCATTGTATTACAGTTGTCATATTAATTTGTGTTATGTAATAATCGTAATACATTTAATATATGGCAGAAATAATCAATTTTAGACCGACTCCGGATGTGGCGCAGATGATAGAGAGTCAGAAAGCAAAAGGCGTCAATATCAGTCGTTGGATTAATAATCTTCTTATAGGTGCGGATAAACAGGCCGACAGCTTGAATTTGCAGATTTATACAATACCTGAAGACGGGATAAACCTGTATGACAGTACAAAGTTAGCTATTGATCAGATGATATCACTTCATTCGCTCCCATTCAGCCGGTTGAGCATATCCAGGTACAGGGAGGCCAATGATATTATAAAACAAGCAGGCATGGATTATTATCGCTTTAAAATAGACGAAGATAACTATATCTCGATAATAGCGGTGAACAGGGAAGAGGCTTCTGTGGAATTTTCCCGATATTATATGAAATCTGAAAACAAGGAATATGTCCGAACATCCGTACCATTACCTGTTTACAGGTTTGATGTCAAGAATAAGGTGGTAATCATTATAGCAAGCGAATAATGGAAATATGTAAGACAGATACAGTACGATTGCTCAGACTATTAAAAGAAGCGGCATTAATAATTGAAGACAATTGTAGAGGCATACGTTCGCTAGATAAGGCCAGACAGTTGCGACAGATGGCAAAGAAAATTCAACGAAAAAAATAATTCAAAATAAACTAAATATGAATAAGATAGAAAAATTGGCTGGAGAATATAACGCCACCTTTGCTCGACTGGCAGTAATAGAAAGTGAATAGATGATATTGCGAAGGATTGGCAATTACCACGCTATGAATTAGTAAAGAAAGTGTTGGAGGAATTAAACAAGGAATGTCAACTGTGAATAGAATGGCATATTTCGGAACGTGTGGATGCCCAGGTCATTATTTTAAAGCTATTTCTGGAGAATTTACTCAAGAAGAGATATATGGGTTTGAACGCATAGATCAAAATGACAAATTTGATATATTATTCAATAATAAATACTGTTTCAAGTTTTTTGCATACATGCATTTCGGATGCTTAGCTTTTAATGCAAGCCCGGATGATCATAGATATGGAAGTAAGACTGTTTTTTTTGTTGAAGGAGCTAAAACGGAAAATGAAGTATTGAATGCCTTAAAAGATGCTCCCTTTGTGAAAACACAGTTTTATAAATTAGCAGAAATGTATAATATAGAAATACCTAAAAAGAATAATTATGGATGATGTAAAATTATCATTAAGACAAATAGAAAAAATGGAACATGCTATAGGGTTTGATCGTGGTAAAATAAAAAGAAATAGATATAATGCTTATCGTAACCGATTTGTGGTAAACAACCCTGATAAGGACTGGGAAGAACTGGTATCTATCGGATATGCAGAAAAGCGACAGTTTGAGATTGAAAAACAAATTGGGTACTACGTTTCTAAACTTGGAATGAAATATTTAGGGGTATTGTTTGGATGTATAATAATAGAAGAATAACCATGACCGAAGAATTTGTAACACTAGAAACAGCGAAGCTGCTGAAAGAGAAAGGATTTAGGGAAGATTGTATGGCTTTTTATACAAAAGATGGTTTATTTAATTGCAATTCCTATATAAACACAAATGTATTAAAACTCCCCGCCCCTACACAATCTCTCGCCCAGAAGTGGCTTCGTGAAACCAAGAACCTGCATATCGAAATGTCATATATGTATGGAGATTATTGGATATATGATATACTAACTATTCCGAATCATGATTTAGTGGGATTAGCTGACAGACCTATTGTCCATTATAATACCTACGAAGAAGCACTTGAAGACGGAATAAAGGAAGCGTTGATATTGATATGAAAATGAGCCCTATAGTAAATGATGCTTATAGACTTAGGAAGCTTTTAGAAAAAGCAACAGGACTTAAAGTCTATAAGTCAGACTTGCTGACCAATTATTTCAATACCTATTTAAGTATAGTGCAAGAGTATAAAAACGAAACCAATGCGCATATAACAGTCGCACAAGGCAGTTGGTCAATTGAAGACGGTGGAGAGTATAAAATTTCGCTTTATACTCCTACGATCATTATTTTAAATAAAAAATGATAAATGTAAATTTTGTAAGAGATATAGCTTATAAAATCGTGGAAGCGTTAAATAATGAATTTGGCGAAGGCAATTGGAATACATGTAATGAGGAACAGAAACGTTGGCTACCCATGTCTCGAAATTCATTCTATTTGCAAATCCCGAATTTTGAGAAGTATTAGTTAGAAAACAACGAAAACATTTCTTGCTTGGTTAAATAACTGTAATTAAAGAGGGGGAAGGCGTTCATATTGTCTTTTTCCTCTTTAATTTTGTCGTGAATTAAAATATTAATCGCAATGCGATAGCCAATGACAATCTAGGGTTTGTCAAAGGGTTTGTCGGCGTTTTTTTTGACATGCGTGATAATTGCTTGTAAATCAGTTATAAAAAGTGATTGTACTTGTAGCCCTTCTAAGGCGTGGGTCTTGCGTTCGAATCGCAACGGAATCACATAAAAAAAGCTGTATCTTCTGAGGGTACAGCTTTTTTTATGGAAATATTTAAAAAGGATTTATCTATAAGCGGGGCTATGGAAAAGATCTTGTCCATATCTATAAACCTTTCCCGTTGGATAGTTAAGGGTTTTCTTCCTGTTTGTTCTATCTCCGCAAGCCTTTGGAGTTAACTCCATAGCCTTGGGAGATAACTCCAAAGCTTATGGAGATAACTCCAAAGGCTATGGAGATAGAATACATCCGTATAAAAAGGTTTAACCTGGAAAGAGAAAAGGCTTATGCAACAGGAACAGATGCAATACATTGTTGTTTAATTCCGCTGGCGGGCTATTACTTTTTCTCAGTTTCTCCGCCCTTTGGGCTTCATGGCAGCGGAAAGATTGAACCGGTTAAAAAGTCATGTTAACCCTTTTTGTACGCGTAACTTCCATGTATGCAGGCGAGGGGATGGATAACCATCATTTTACTGAGGTGCATGATATTTATGTAAAGGATTTGAAATGCAAAAAGGTGAATGTAGCTGCATTGGTGCTTCAAGGTACAGAGGAGAAGCCTATTTATAACGTGACTTTTGATAACGTGGATGTGGATAAAGCAGGGATAGGTCTTGGTTTCTCGAATACGAAGACAATTGGGGTTTCTAATTGTAATTTGGGAGGTTATGTTGGGGTGCCGTCTACAGCCAGTGCGAAAGATGGTATATTCGATAAATAG